ATTCACAAAAACTAGCTGAAGATCTTGCATATGAAGCATTAGATTCAGAAATGAAGAATGGTATCCAGCAACGTATTCTGATTCAACAAATTAATAACCGTAATGCCACCCAAGGAATTATCCCAACGAATCGTTACTAATGGCAACTACACAAAATACATATACAGGGAATGGTTCGACAACGAACTATTCATTTACATTTGAATATCTAAAACAAGCTGATGTTAAAGTAACACTTGACTCAGTTGCTACAACTGCATTTACATTTGCCAACGCTACAACAATTGCATTTACATCAGCACCAGCCAATGGTGTAGCTATTCGTATCTTTAGGGATACAGCTATTGACCTACTGAGTGCTACATTTTTCCCTGGTTCTGCTATTAAAGCAGAGGATCTAAACCAAAACTTTACTCAAAGTTTATATGTTACGCAGGAGTCTGATGCTGAATCTGCAGCAGCTACTGCCACTGCCAATACAGCTAAGTCAACAGCTGATACAGCATTAACAAATAGTGCTGCAGCTGTTTCTACAGCTAATACGGCATCAGCTACGGCAACAACTGCTGATACAAATGCAAGTGCAGCTGTTGTTACAGCAAATGCTGCAAGTGCTACGGCTACAACTGCTTCTACTGATGCAGCTAGTGCGGTAACAACGGCTAACACGGCTTCGACTAATGCCAGTGCTGCTGTCGTTACGGCAAACGCTGCTGATGCTAATGCTACCACTGCACTTAATAACTCACGAGAGTCAGATGGCAGTGGTGGTTTTAATACTGCAATTGATTTAGCTAATAGTGCTACTACAACAGCTAATACTGCTAACACAAATGCTAGTGCTGCTGTTGTCACTGCTAATACTGCAGATACTAATGCTACAGCAGCTGTTAATACAGCTAACGCAGCGAGTGCAGCTGTATCGAATGCTGTTTTGTTTACGCTAATTGCAAACGTAGCTGCGATACCTGGAAGCCCCTCTAACAATGATTACATTGAGATTGGTAATAGTACAGGTATTGAGTCATTCAGCCCCCTCTCAGGGCTTCCTAGTGGCTTTGTAGGAGCATCTGGATTAACAGTAAGGCTTAGATATGACACATCTGCTACCTCTTGGGTATGGATGAGTTATTTCGCTAATGATTCAGAGACTCGTTATCTGACAAAAAACATCCCAGTAGTAACTGGTGATGCAACTAATGGCTCAGGTCAGATCACCCTTAATTGTGAGGTTAATACTCATGGTGTCAAGATCAAAGGACCACCTCATAGTGCAGCAGCTAACTATACGCTGACATTACCTAATGATACGGGTACAAGTGGACAAGCACTTACTACTAATGGTAGTGGAGTTCTTAGCTTTGCCACTGTTGACTCTGCATTTATCGAAACACCTCAAGCTATTACTGTTAATAAAGTAATTGCTGCAAGTACTAATGCAGGAATGATGGGACCGACAGTTTCCATTAATTCGGGTATCACAATTACTGTCGGCGCTAATTCTCAACTTACTGTACTTAACTAATTATGGCATACGGAAAAATTAAAGCAGATGCAATTGTTTATGACAATAGCGGTTCTGATGTAGAAGTCTCTACAGCTGATATTACAGCTAAAGCTAGCCTTGCTAGTCCTACATTTACTGGTGTACCTGCAGCTCCTACAGCTTCACAAGGTACTAATACCACTCAACTAGCCACAACAGCGTTTGTCAATGCAGAGATTGCTGCTGATCTTACAGCTGCAATTGGAACAACTGTGCAAGCATTCGATGCTGACACTGCTAAACGGGATACTACTAATACATATACACAGCTTCAAACAATGAATGCTGGACTAGCTGTTGATGGTCCTTATAAGCAAACAGCAGAAGCAGTAGCAGCTTTAGATATTGATCTTTCTCTTGGTAATTACTTTACCAAAACTATCAATGCTAACTCTACCTTTACCTTCTCTAACCCACCTGCAAGTGGTACAGCTGGTAGTTTTACTTTAGAACTTACTCATACATCTGGCACAGTTACTTGGCCAGCTAGCGTTAAGTTCCCGTTGGACACTGCACCAACACTTACTGCTGGTAAAACTCACCTGTTTGTCTTTGTTACCGATGATGGTGGCACACGATATCGCGGTGCTGCTCTTGCTGATTATGTGAACTGATATGGATCCTATTACACAACAAACAGTTACTGCTGCAGCAGGTGCAGGTGGTGCAGATCCGCTTTATGTAGATGATGTATTTAGTACGTATTTGTATGACGGTAATGGTACTACACTGTCAATCAATAATGGGATTGATCTGAGCGGTGAAGGCGGTTTAGTTTGGATGAAAAAAAGAGCAACCGGCCTTGATCATGCCCTGTACGATACAGAAAGAGGAGTAAATAGAAGATTAGTTACGAATAGTACCGCAGTTCAAACCCCAGCCTCGTCAAATCAGGGAGTCAATTCATTTGATAGTAATGGTTTTACACTGGGTGGTGCTTCGTCGGCTGAAAATGCCGCACTTGATGGATACGCCTCCTGGACATTCCGCAAAGCGCCTGGTTTCTTTGATGTAGTTACATGGACTGGCACAGATGGTTCAGCACAAAGAGTTTTAAATCACTCTCTGAATTCTGTTCCGGGGATGGTTATTTGTAAGTCCACCAGTACTTCTGGAACACAGTGGTATATATATCACAAGGCGTTGGGACTGGATAAATTCATGACGTTCACTAATGGTGCAGAGTCGTCTTCCACAGGCGCGTGGAATTCTGTAACCTCCACTACCTTTGGTCTGGGAACATCAGCTAACCTAAACGCTGCAGGTAGAGAACATGTCGCTTACCTCTTCGCTGATGACGACGCATCGTTTGGCACGGATGGTGATGAAAGCATTATTAAATGTGGGACTTATACGGGAACTGGTGGTGCAAATAATGCTACAACCGAACAAGCCGGACCTGATGTAAATTTGGGATTTGAGCCACAATTTGTAATGGTTAGAAGCGTAGATAGTGCTGATAATTGGTATATGTTTGATACGATGAGAGGATTTCCTAGTAACTTATATGGTCCTTTCAATTATCTTCAAGCCAATTCGGCGGCGGCGGAGGGTACATTTACAACTTATCCTCGATTAAAACTAACAAGTACAGGATTTAAAATAACAGCAGGCAATGGTGCTTATTTTAACTACCCAGGCCAACAATACATCTACATGGCAATCCGCCGTCCGCATAAGCCGCCTGAAGCTGCGACGGAAGTGTTTGCTATGGATTACGGGAGCACTGCTTCTACCATTCCAACTTTTGATAGCGGATTTCCTATTGATTTTGGATTAGTAAAACAACCTGCACAGACCGACAACTGGTGGACAATTGCTAGACTTACTGGTGATAAGTTATTGCAACCTAATTTAACCAACGCAGAAGTATCTGGCGGTACTAACTGGGTATCGGATAGCATGACTGGATGGGGTAAAACTTATGGCCCTAACAGCTTGTCTTGGATGTTCAAGCGTGCCCCAGGTTTCATGGATGTAGTTGCGTATACGGGGACGGGTTCAGTAAGAACAGTGTCTCACAACCTTAACGCGGTGCCGGAGTTGATGATTTTCAAGTCAAGAAATACAGCTTCGACAAATTGGGCTGTGCGTAGCAATATGACTTCAACCTCAGTTCATGAAAGCACACTGCAGAATGATAGTGGTGGGAGTACTAGAGGCTATGGTGTTGGTGGCTCACCAAATTTTGAATCACTGTCTGCCCAGCCAACATCAACAGTTATTAATATTGCGTCTTCTCATGAGTTAAACTCTTCTGGAAGAACCTTTATATCCTACCTATTCGCAACCCTACCCGGCATCAGTAAAGTAGGTAGTTACACTGGTACTGGTAATGCAATAAATGTTGACTGCGGATTTACTAATGGTGCAAGGTTTGTATTAATTAAACGTACCGACGGCACTGGTGATTGGTATGTCTGGGATACTGTTCGTGGAATTGTAAGTGGTAATGATCCTTACCTCTTGTTGAATAGCACTGCCGCCGAAGTCACAACTACTGACTACATTGACCCGCTTAATGCTGGATTTACCGTTACCTCTACTGCTCCCGATGCTCTTAACGTCTCTGGCGGCACCTACATCTTCCTTGCAATCGCTTAAACATAATAACTAACTAACTATGGAAATTAGAAACAGATCAAATGGTGAGCTGACTACCGTTAGTCAGTTCAAAGCCTCACAACCGAATACAAGCTTCCCTAAGCAAATTACAACTGAAGTATTAGATAGTTATGGCTATGATGCTGTGCTTAATGGCGCTGCAGCTACGGTAACTGCACCTTATGGTGTTAGCACCCGTGATGGTGTTGAAGAAATTGAAGGCAAGTGGTTTACTAAGTTTATCGCTGGTCCAGTCTTTACTGACACTACAGATAGCGAAGGCGTTGTAACTACAGCTGCTGATAATGAAGCAGCATATAAAGCTCGCATCGATAGCACTGCAGCTACTGCTGTACGCGCTACACGTACTCAAAAACTAACTGAATCTGACTGGACTCAGCTTGCTGATAGCACTGCTGATAAAACAGCTTGGGCAACATATCGTACCGCTCTTCGTGATCTGCCATCAGCCGCAGGCTTTCCTCACGACATTACTTGGCCAACCGAACCATCTTAAAATTATGATTACTATTATCCGTCCAATCCTATTTTCATTTATTAATTCTGAAAAGGTTAAATTCCTTATCCTTGATCTTCTTAAGGCATACGCTAAATCAACTGATAATGATGTTGATGATAAAGTAGTTGCCTTTGTTGAAGCTGGTTTGTTCCCAACTAAATAATGGAATGGGAAGCAATACCTGTCTTCCCCGACCTGCTGCTGCCTGAAGCACCTGGATTACCTGGTCCCATACTAGATGTCCCAAGAGCAAATCTACCCTCCTACAAACCTCTTGTAGTGCCTCCTAGCGCACTTAAGCCACCACCCGGTATCAAAGGGATAGACAGCAATTCATATGATGAAGCACCAAAGGGTACTAAACCTAGTGCTTCACCAGTTAAACCTTATGTTCCACCAGAAGCTCAGATCATAGGCATTCCATTTACGGACATTGAAGTTCCGATGCCTACAACAACGATCATGACTACTGCAGCTACTACTGCATTTATTTCAGTAGCTGCAACACTACTTGGACAATCACTTTTTAAGTACTTAGTGATGCTTTTTAAACCAATTATTAAACAGGCATGGAGCAAGTTAACGAAAAAGAAAACAGTAGAAAATCCAAAAACTTCTTAGCTAAGGTAAAAGAAAATACAGAAGATGAAATCCAAATACTAGGTACCTTTGTACGTCTTGGTGTTGTGGTATGGAGTGGTTTTATTATTACTTTAAACTATGTCAAACTACCAATGATTGAGAAGGGGCCAAGTGGTGGCGATATTACTTTTGTAGCCTCAGTATTTACTGGGGCTTTAGCAACTTTTGGATTGACTACATCTAATAACAAATCAAACAGTAAATCATCAGACTCTAAAAAAAAGGAAGAAGAATGAAGTATTTACTAGCTTTATTAATGTTGGCTAGTCCAGCAGCAGCTCAAAGTGTCACCCCTAACTTTACACAGGGGTCAATGCAATCAACTACAACTACCACTATTGATATTGATCGGACTATTGCGACTGAAATCTATGGTGGTGCTTATTCATCATGGTCAGGAACAAACGTAACACCAAGTGGAGATATCAAAGATTCTTCCACAACTTATTCAGTACATACTGCAGGGGATCAGTTTCAACTAGAACTGGTAACCAGAGCAGCAGGGGTAGTCGAGTCAATCGATATCGACGAAACTATACAACAGGTTTCTACTACTACCTCCTTATCAATTTTCTCGCAATAGTACCTGCTTACGCAGAAGATCCAAAAGTTCAGAATACATCAAATCCTGTAGCAGCTGCTACGGGTAACGTAACTAATCAAGCGGTGCAGTTCCAAAATAATGGTGCACCATCTAGACAATACTTCAGTAATAATAATAGCTGTAATGGTACGACCATGCAGTTTTCCCCCTTCTATATGGGTAACGATACAACCCCTATGGATCCTACTAGCTACGTTAAAAGCAATAACTGGGGGGCACAGATTAGTTTTTCAGTTCCGCTAGATGGCGGCATGATAGAAACCTGTAAAGCTATCGCCCGTAAACACGAACAAAAGATGCGTCTTGACTACGAACTAGTTAGAGCACTTAAGTGTACGGAAATTATGAAGACTGGGTTTACTTTTAGACCTGGATCTCGTGTTGAAATTTTATGTAATGACATCGTACCAATCGTAGCACTTGAATAAATGGAAGCAATAGTGTCTGTTGTCATTGCTTGTATTGCAGGCGGTGCAGCATTAAATAACAGACTACACAACAGAATAAATAACGTACATGATCGCATCAGCGGTCTTGATAGACGTATTGATACTCTTGAATTAAATGTAGCTCAAGATTACGTATCCAAAGCTGACTTGTCAGTAATGGTGCAACGTATGGAAGACCATATGGTACGCATCGAAAACAAATTAGATCAAATAGTATTAAGGAATTAATTATGTCTAGACCGGCAAACAAAACTCACATG